GATTTATCCTCTCCTTTGCTGATTTTTGGGATGGGCATAATATTAGGCTTTAGGCTTTCTACCCCTTTTAACTACAGCATCTGCTACAGGCTCTGCAGTGGGCTCATCAACAGGCTTATTTTTCTGATACCATAGATGCACATTTAGCAGAGCAGAGTAAATACAATCTGAGCACTGATTATTATACATAGGCATAATAGGATGCTTGATAGTATTATAAACCTCTTTTAGCTCATCATGCATATTAAAGCCATAGATGCTCCCTAGCTTTTCTAGAACTAAATACCATTTAGATAGATCCTCAGCCTTTTTTAAAAAATCATTAGTTACCATAATTTTACCTCCAAAATTAAAACAAAGATAAGGGATAAAGCACCTACTCCTAGAGCCATAAACATAGATAAAGGAGAGATACCATAATAGCAAAGGCTATAGATAAAGCCTATCCAAAATGATAAGCAGATAGGGCAGTTAAAAGGCTTAAATTTTAATACCTTAGGGATGATAGTATATCCTACAATAACGTACCCTAAAGCAGCCCCTAATAAAGCTATAATTAAATACATATTTTAAATTTATCTTTTAGTTTTATCTTAATTACTTTAATGCTATTGTATATACTCCTGCGAGGTATATTAGTAATCCTATGCAGCTCTGATACATTCTGATTTAATTCAATGTATTTATTCAGTAGCTTTCTCTCATAGTTACTAAATAGCTCACTATTTAAGGCATCTATTACCTGAGGATAGAGTATATCTATCTCATGATTATAGGTATTATCCTCTTTTAAATGAGCCTCATTAATCTCTATGCAAATATCATAGAGCCTATACTTTTTGCCTACTGATCCTGTTTTACTCATCATGTTACTGAGAGATCTAACAGCCCAAAATTTAAAGTATTTGCCCTCTGCTAGGTTATCTAGATATGCCTCATCTTTGCTGCAGATCATTAGCATAAACTCCTGCCAAAGATCATCTCCCATAGAGCCACCAATTTTGAGAGCTATAGATTTATACTCTTTATTGGTTATAAGCTCATGGATTAATTTATGCATCTGATTTTTTAGGAAAATACTTATTTATCATATACTCTACTCCCTGCAATCCGATAAAGCCTAAAATAAATGCCATGCCTCGCTCCATCTTTTCTCCATCCAATCCTAGAGAATGAGTAATAACAGGAGTAACGTAATTAGCACATAAAATCCCTGAGGTAAAAGCTATAAAAGCCCCTCCCCATGTTTTCTTTTTCTTATTATAAAACATCATAGCAGAGCCTAAAAATCCTGCTGCAGAAAATGTAATATCTATGCCGAGGCTATGTAAAATATCTTTCATACCTATAAATATAAATCAGGCTTTATCCTGATACTTTTCTAGCTCTTTCTGCAGATAGTATTTAGCTTTCTGCAGATCCATTAGAGCAGCCTCTTTAGCATCAGAGCCCTCAGCTTTTCTACCTGCCCTGCAGCAGTATTTAATTACGTTACCTAAATTAAAATTTAATTCATAGGCATCTATAATATCTATAGCCTGTACTCCTTTATCAGTTTTATAATGGCTGTTATGCATCCTTTTTCAGTAATTTAAGTATATAAAAATATACGTTAATAGCTCCGATAATAATAAAGATAGCAGTAATCATAGATCTAGATTTTCTAAATATCCCTTAGCATCTAGATCCTTTCTCATAATCTTTAGATCTATCAGTTTGTACTTTCCTGTAAATTGAAAATGAGGAGGATCATAAGGCTTTTTCCATCTTCCACCCCATACCCAACCTAATTTTTCTGCTACTGCTCCTGCCTTAGTAGATGGAGCTGTTAGCTTTCCCTTTCTGAGATCTGCAGCATTATAGCAGTCAATGGCTAATCCGTAATTATGCATACTATCCCATGCCTTAGCCTGAGTAACTATTTTGCCTGCCTTAGTTCTGCCCTGAGCATAAAGATCATTCTGCTCTAATGGAGTTCTTAGAGAGGTAACTATAGTTAGCTCCTCTCCTGCATCTTTCCATGCCTGCCATAGCTCAGAGGCTTTATCCCTCAGCTTAGGATGCAATTTAGCTACATTATCTGCTGATCTCTTATCCATGATTAAAAGGGAGTTTTTTCTAATGGCTTTCTCTCTTTTACAAAATGAGTAGCTTTACTCTTCTCATCCTGCTGCTTTCTTTTGCCTAGATATAATTTTACGTTTCCGTACTGATCTTTAGGGAGCTGTAGTAATTTCTCTACATTAATCTCTACATTGATACCATAGGTATTTTCCCATCCTTTACCTACATAAACCTCATCCTGCATAAGCTATAAATTTAATTTCTTTTTTCCAATTTCTATTTTCACCTTTTTCTCTATATAGATCTACCTCCATCATGTAGCATCCTAGAGGCTTAGGTAATCTACCCTTTTCTACGTGGTAGCCCATGTAGCCTCCACTATGCTCCTCCTTGTAGGTAGATGTTCTAATGATATGCTGATTTTGTAAAGATACGTTATATTGATGATTAATTACCTCTCTCTTATTTACGTGATGATATAGCTCATGAACGTGCCCCTGCCAAATAACCTCAGCATCTATAAACATCTGCAGCCTGCTATCCTGTATTACTCCCTTTGTAATTACTCCTCCTCCTCCATGCCCATGATGATAACGTAAATTAGTAATAGGCAGCTTATGATTACTAATCTCAGGAGCTATAATAAAATATCCTCCATAGCCTCCGAGCTGTATATTACTCCCTGCTTTATAATTAAGCAGAGTAACAAACCGATTTAATATATCAAATTCATGGATTTTCATTATAGACGTTTCATGATTACCATAGCCTACCATCAGGATATTATTAGCATAGGGAGTAAAAAACTCTAATGCATCATCTATAATCAGATCAAAATAATTAGCTCCGTTATGCTCAGCTCTAATATCTGATTTATTCCCTCTCTTATCGTATTTACCCTGCATGAGGCAAAAAGTATCTCCATTTAGTAGGATATATGCTCCCTCTTTTACTGCTAGATCTAAATGAGATTTAAGTAGCTCCCTGTTACATTTAGGATTATCCCAATGGAGATCCGAGAGCAGCATATACTTTAGATTTAAAGAATTGCTGTAGGGTAATTTAGGCTGATGCTTAATTACGTTTTTATTGATTTTTTCTATCATCTATATCTGAGATAAAGTTCATGCCTAAAATCTGCAATAACCTCAGGCTCTCTCTCATAAATATACTTCAGAGCATTTTTATAACTACTGCCCTCATTTAGTATATTCCTAACTAGCCCATAGAAATACTGCCGCTCATCCATGATAGCTAATTTATCTGCATGAGTTTTATCTATCAGCTCAGGCATTTCTACTAATAAATTAAGGGCTTTATAGTATTTAAATACAAAAGTAACAAAATCTATTTTATCAGCCTGCCCATATCTTTTATTAGCATTTATGCTCTTATCTTTTAATTCGTAATTTAATCTACTCATAGGTTTTAGGTCATAATTTGAGATTAACAAACATAAATTTTTCTACACGCCTTTTCAATTTAACTTCGTATATATTAGCGGTATGCAATTTATATTTACCTATTCGTAATCTGCTATCAAAGTATGGTTCTTTTTTAATTGAAAAAGCTTCCCATCCATCTCTACCAAATTCATTCAAAATATCATCACAGGTTTTATCACCATTTCGTTCTACTTTGAATTGTTCTGTTTTATATTCCCACATAATTTTATGATCCACATCCAAAACATTCAAAGGCTGAGCCCTCAGGCTTAGCTACCTGATCCTCCTGCTGTAGCTCCCTGATCCGTTTATACAGCTCAGCATCTCTCTCGCTAAAATCTCCTTTAATCTGCTCCTTTAGAGCCTCTATGATCTGATATTTTTCTGCATTCATATTTGTAAATATAGGCAGTTAATTTTTGTACTTGATCGGAATAACCATTAGCTTATCAGTTTTAACCTTTTTTGAGAGATCCATTAGAGCCTGATTAAAATTAAAAAATAGCTCATCCTCTGCTAGCTGCATCTGCTCTATGTTATGTATAAAATTATCTAGCATATTTTTAGCTCCCTGATACTGCTCATCAGGATAATCTAGGAGATCCTGCAGAGCCTTAATCAGCATATCCTTATAAATTTTTGTTGGTGTATTCATAGCTTTTCAATGTGTTTTTTTACCTCTTCCCAATATTTTCCATTCGTTAAAAATAACTGCTCCTGTAATAGATCTACTGCCTTTAGAGCACATTCTTTAGCTAGAGGCTTGCAGAAATTATATCTATACTGACTATCAAAGCTCTCAGATAAATGTAGCCTTTTAGCAAAGATGCTATAATAATCATCTACTAGCTTATCTGCAGTTTCTTTAGGTTTCATATCTCAGTAATTTTCGTATGATATAACTTCTAAAATTAAATTAGATTTCAAATTTTCAATACTACTATGCCAAAATATTTTATCAGAAATTCCTGAATAAGTAACATAAGGCTTCCATTCTTTTTTATCAGGTATTAAAAATCGTTTTGTTACGTGTAAATACTCAACAGCATATTTACCATTTTCCTCAATTATTCTAAAAACAGGTTTCATATCTCCTCTATTTTGATTTTATACTGAGCCTCTATCAGCTTTTTTTTTAATCTATAAACAGGTAATTTCTTAGTAAACTCTGATTTAACATCTTCAATTATTAGCTTTTTTTTAATAACATCAAAGTAGGTAAAATCAGCTATGTACTTAAATAGCTCTTTACCCTCATAGATAAAGGGCATTTTAACCTGAGTATTTAGATCATGGATCTCTCCTGCTCTAGCTCTCAGCTTTAGCATCTGATACCTGCCTGCCTCTTTTGCGCTATCAAATTTTAGCCCATCTACTTCTACTATTTTGTTTCTATACTTATTCATTTAGGTAGGTTTTTAGGGCATAATACTGAGTATTTAGATCCTGTATTTCTCCTGCAGTATGATCTGCATTTTTCAGCCTGCTGCAGATATATTTAAAAGCTAT